GGGGAGGAGCCCGCAATCGCGCATTCTCACACGCTATTTTCCACTTTCCCGGGCCCTGGCCGGGTTCTGATGCCTTATCTGAGATCGCGGAAAGTTTGGGGAGGTGCCATGCCGAAAGACCACCTTAGGGTCGCGACCGAGGCGGACACTCCAAACACTCCCAAGCCGCCTAAGTCGATCAGCGATGCTGCGAGGGATGGCGAGAAGCGCGAACTTCTCGTGGCCTTGCGCGCTCGGATCGCGAAGACAGTTGAGGATCCGAAGACGCCGCCTCGGGATCTGGCGTCGCTGTCTCGTCGGTTGATGGAGATCGCGAACGAGATCGAGGCCATTGATGCGGCGGCTGGTGAGGGTGGAATCGGGGAGGCGGGCGACATTCCGGATGAACCCTTCTCCGACGAAGCTCTCTGACGCTGCCCGTCACCTGATCCTGCCCGTCGGGATCACGACGACCGAATGGCCTTCCGTGAAGGCGACGTGTTCGAGGCTGGGAATCCCGTTCGACCCGTGGCAGAACCAGGCAGGGAAGGCGATCCTCGGGAAGCGTTCGGACGGTCTCTACGCCGCCGATGCCGTGGTCCTGTCGATCCCCCGTCAGGTCGGCAAGACATACCTGATCGGCGCGATCGTGATTGGCCTGTGCATCAAGACTCCGAGGCATTTGGCTGTGTGGACAGCTCATCACGGGACGACAACGGCCGACACGTTCCGCGACCTGAAGGCAATCTGCCAGCAGCCGGCGGTGAAGCCGCACATCCGGAACCTGTACGACTCGGGTGCACGCCTGGAGATCATCTTCGGCAATGGGTCACGGATCCTGTTCGGATCAAGGGAGCACGGCTTCGGCCGGGGATTCAAGAAGGTCGGGATCCTCGTCTTCGACGAGGCGCAGATTCTCACCGCGAAAACGGTTGAGGACATGGTGCCGACGACCAACCGGCATCTGAATCCGCTGATCTTCTACATGGGCACACCGCCCAAGCCGTCTGACCCGTCGGAGCACTTCCTGACGCTGCGCCAGGAGGCCATCGATGGCGAGTCCACGGAAACGCTGTATCTGGAGTTCTCCGCGGACCCGGATGCGGACCCGATGGATCGCGAGCAGTGGGCGAAGGCGAACCCGTCGTATCCGCTGCACACACCCCCTCGTGCGATGTTGCGGATGAAGAAGAACCTGAAGGGTCCTGGCGCGTTTGCACGCGAGGCGTTGGGGATCTGGGATGGCACGGCATCTGTGGGTGTCTTCTCGGCCGGCTCCTGGGCTCGTTGCCGCAGATTGGAGACGCCCCCGGCCCCGGAAATGCTCGGGATTGCCGCGGATGTGGATCAGACATGGCTGTCGTTGGGTGCGTATGGCGGCGGGCACGTTGGCCCCGTAGCTCGTATGCGCTTCGACCGTCAGCAGGCGCAGTTCATCGCCGAGGTGGCCCGGATCGCGGAAGAACTCGACATCGAGGTCGTTCTAGACAAGAAAGGCCCTGCTGCGCCGCTGATTCCGGAACTTGAAGGGCTAGGAATCAGCCTCATCCTGACCGGTTTGGACGACAACGTCCATGCCTGCGCCGGCATCCGTGACGCGGTCGAGACGGGCCAGGTGCATCACGGCGACTATCCGGACCTGAACGACGCGGTTGACGCCGCTGCCTGGCGCACAGTTGGCGATCGGCGGGTTTTCGGCCGGAGGGACGTCGACATTTCGATGCTTGAAGCGGTCTCTTGGGCTCGTTGGGCTGCCCTACAAGTGCCCACCTATGACCCTGTTCTATCGGTCGGTTGAGAGGAGTTGCCGTGAAGGCTCTGCCCATCGCGCTTGAACTCCTCGGTATCGCCTGCCTGTCGGTGTTCGCCTGGTTCGTGTGGCCGCCTGCCGCGCTGCTGGTCGTCGGATTGGCTTCGATCGTGATCGGTTACGTGCAGGACGGCGGTGAGAAGCCGTGAGCCTGTTCCATCGCAGCAGCACTGAGAAGCGTGACATGTCGGACTGGCGCCCGTTCGGTGACGCCGACTTCTCCAGCTCCGACTTGGGTGATCCCAGCCGCGGCGTCTCGGAGTATCGGGCGTTCTCGCTGTCGTACGTGTATGCGGCGATCAAGCACATCGTCGACTTCGGCACGACGCTGCCGCTGGACTTCACCCGCGAGGATGGCGACCTTCGTCAGCCGATCTCGCCGCCGCAACTGTTCGGCACCCTGAAGGGTTCGGGTGAGCTGCTGCCGTGGCTGGGTCAGGCGATGTCGTCGCTGCTGATCCACGGGAACGCGGTCGGACTGAAGCTCGGTCTGGACGGTTACGGGAATCCGACTCAGATCCTATGGCTGCCGCGTTGGCGCTATTCGGTCGACGACTCGATCCTTGGCGCTCCGCGCTGGTTCGTGAACGGCGAGCCGACTTCTCCGCAAGACCTCATCCACATCCCGTGGATAACCATCGCCGGCCGCACGCTGGGACTGTCGCCACTTGAGCATTTCGCGATGACGGTGAACGCGGGCCTGAATGCGCAGCGGTTCGGTGCGCGCTGGTTCAAAAATGGTGGCTTCCCGTCCTCGGTGTTCAAGAACACCCGGCAGGTGTTGCCGCCCGGTGCCGCTGAGGAGGTCGCTGCGAAGTTGCAGCGGACCATCGACCGCGGCCGGCCGCTCGTGACCGGCTCGGACTGGGACTTCACACCGGTAACGATCCCGCCGAACCAGGCGGCATTCGTGGAGACGCAGAAACTAACGGCGGATCAGATCGCGGCCATCTATGGAATCGATCCAACGGAGATCGGCGGGCAGCCACCCGGATCGCTCACCTATTCAACGGATGAGACGCGGCAAATCAAGCGTGCGTCGAACATCCAGCCGTACCTTGTGCGCCTCGAGCACGGGTTCTCGTCCCTGATGCCGGCGAAGCAGGTGGTTCGGTTCAACACCGACGCGCACATCCGCGCCGACGTGAAGACCCGGTACGAGGTGTACCAGTTGGGTCTTGCGATGGGCATCGTGAATCGCAACTGGGTTCGCGCCAATGAGGATCTACCGCCCATTCCGGGTGGCGAAACATATGCGGATCCGTCCGCCCAACCGCAGCTTTCGGCTCCGGCTGCCAACCAGCAGCAGGACGGCACCCGCCGCCTGTCACTCATCCATGAGGAGAACGCATGACGACCAACCTTGAGCGTCGTTTCGCGGATGCGCGGGTGGATGTCCGTCTGCGCTCCGAGGGCGAAACTCGCAACACCATCGGCGGCTACGCGGCAGTGTTCAACAAGCGCTCCGATGACCTCGGCGGCTTCTACGAGGTGATCGCACCCTCGGCCTTCAACGAGTCCCGAGGCCGCGGCTTCCCGGGCCTGGTGGCGCTCTACAACCACGATCAGAACATTCTGCTGGGCACCACCAACGCTCGAACGTTGCGCGTCGATGTCGACAAGGTCGGTTTGGCCTACGAGGTGGATCTTCCGCAGGCACGCTCGGACCTGTACGAACTGGTTCAGCGGGGCGACGTGAGCAAGTCGTCGTTCGCGTTCCAGGTCGTCGGCAAGGAGGGCGATCAGTGGGAGATGGATGAGCGCGGTCTCGTTCGCCGGACCTTGCTGAACGCTCAACTGTTCGACGTGTCCCCGGTGAACACCCCGGCCTATCAGGACTCGTCCGTTGGCCTTCGCTCGACTGAGCTGGCGTTGCGGTCGCTGGCGAACCGCATGTCCGCCGACCCGGCCGAGGTTCTGGCCGCGGCGAAGGATCAAGAACTGCGGCGGTTCTTCAAGCGCTCCGATCGCCCGTCTGCGGAGAAGCCGCAGACGTCGGCCGCCGCGGCACTCTCACTCGTCCTCAGCAAGGCCAGGCCTTCCGTCTGAGGTTTTCGCGTTCAGGTGGGACCGGCTAGGCCCTCCTGTCTGATCGCTCTGCATCACCGTTCTGCGCGACCGGCTAGGCCCTCGTGCGCCCACATCCAAATTCCGATCCCTGAAGGGGGACCACATGAGCGACATCGCTCAGCGGCTTACCGAACGCCGCCTCAACGTGTGGGAGCAGATGAAGGCTCTCGCCGACCGTGCCATCGAGGACAAGCGCGACCTGTCCGCCGAGGAGCAGGGCCAACTCGACGCCATGAATGCCGAACTCGATAACCTGGACCGCCGCGTGCAGGCCTTCGTGGAGGCTGACAAGCGCTCCAAGGCGATCGAGGATCACTTCGTCAACAGCGGCACCAAGGGCGACAAGTCCGACAACGGTGGCGCCCGCGGCGAGTTCGCCCAGTGGGCGCGTGAGGCTCGCTACGGCGACGTTCGCGAGGTCGAGGCCCGCGCCATGTCCGCCACTGGCGGCGTTGGCCCGGACAGCGTCTACTCCCGTCTGTGGGAGTACGCCGTCGCGACCAGCCAGCTACTCGAAAGCGCGTTCGTGATGAACACCAGCGACGGCAACACCCTGCCGATCCCGGTCGCCACCGCGCACTCCGCCTTGAACAACACCCCAGTCGCCGCGAACGCGTCACTGCCCACCTCGGATTCGACGATCACCACCGTGAACCTGTCGGTGTCCAAGTACGCGTTCCTCACTCTGGTTCCGTCCGAGCTCATCCAGGACACGAACTTCGACCTCGAGGGTTACATCGCCCGCAACGCTGGCCGCCAGGCCGGTATCAAGCTCGGCGATGTGGGTGCCGCTGCGGCCCTGTCCGGTTACACCAACGCAGGCGTCACCGCGCCGACCGGTGTCACCACGAGCCTAGGCAATCAGGCCACTGTCGGTCAGGGCACTGACCTGATTATTCAGCTCTACCACTCGGTGCTTCCCGAGTACCGGTCGCAGGCCAGCACTGCGTGGTTGCTGAACGACGCATCGGCGGCGATCGTCCGTCAGATCAAGGGCACCACTGGTGACTCGGTGTGGCAGCCGAGCCTGACTGCCGGCGACCCGGACCTGATTCTCGGCAAGCCTGTTCGGATCGTGCCGCAGCTGGATTCGTTCGGCGTGACGAAGAAGCCCATCTTCTTCGGCGACATCGGCTCGCTGTACGTCCGGGTCGCAGGCGGCATCCGGTTCGAGCGGAGCAACGAGTACGCCTTCGGCAACGATCAGGCTGCCTTCCGTTGCATCGTCCGCACCGGCTCTGTCGTGGTCGACCCGAACGCGGTCAAGTCCCTCGTCACCGCGGCCACCTAAGCCGCCTGAGCGCGACCCTGGCGGGTCCCTCTGGGGAGAGCCACCCGCCAGGGTCGTCCATCCCATCCGATCCGTTTGAGGAGATCCCATGAAGGTTCGCATCAAGGTACGTCCATCTGGCCTTCTGAACGGTGCCGACTGGCCGGATGTCGGCGAGGTCATCGAACTGCCCGACAGTGTCGCGAAGGGCATGATCGAAGCCGGATCAGCGGAGAAGGACGACGACAAGAAGTCCTCCGGCAAGGCCAAGGAGAACGCTGAGAAGCGGCCGGCTGGCCGCGAGGGCCTTGAGGAGCGGAAGTCAGACGGTGGCGCTTCTTGATCTTCAGTCGGTCAAGTCCCAACTGAACATCACCGACGCCAGTTTCGATGCGGACCTGACCGGCTACATGGATGCGGCTGTTGCTGTCGTCGAGCGCCACACCGGAGAGGTGACCTCGGAGGCGACGTTCACGGAGACGTTCTGCTTCCCGGGTCCGGCGTTCGTCAAATACCATCCGGTCGTCGCGGTCAGATCCGCGACGGACGGCGATGGCAACACGGTTGACCTGACGACGTTCACCTCCACCGACATCTCGATCTGCACCACACTGTGGGGCCAACTGACCGTCACCTATACCGCCGGCTACACGGCCGCACCAGCGAACTACGTGCTTGCCGGCCTGATCATCGTGCAGAACCTTTGGGAGACGCGACGCGGCGACATGATGACCGCTTCGCCGATGCTCAACGACACGGAGATCACGCCGCGGACGGCGTTCGGGTTCGCGATTCCTCGCAGGGCGCTTGAACTGTTGGGCGCTGAGTCTCCGCTCG